CGGCGCGGATCGGGACCAAATCGCAGCTCCGTTTATAGTTTTTAGCTATGAATCAAAAGCCCGTACGTTTGGGCAGCGGTCCCCGACCCACGGGCGGGAATGTTTAACTTTTTTAAAAGACACAAAAAAGCCCGCACATTGGCGGGCTTGATCGGTGAGTTAATCGGTTAACACGTCATGCGAGCAACTCCAACTCAGCGTCGACGGCGGTTTGGACGTGATCGCGCAGATCAGCGTTAGCAGCGGGGCAATGCTCGGCAAATGTAATCAACGCTTCGCGGATATCAGAACCAAACAGAGAATCGAATTCTCGGCGATTCCACGGGTCCAGTTCACAATAGGCGCTATGCATTGCGTTGAACGCGCTAGCCAAATCATAAGTACGCGACTCGGCTAAACCGTTTTCTGTTAAGTATTTTCGGAAATCTTTCATTTCACTTTTCCCTTTCAATTGCGCCGAACGTCTCGGCGTGGCGTAAGTATAAGCTTTATCGCATGCATAAAAAAAGCCCGCACGGTGGCGGGCTTAGTTGCGAGGTGCTGAGCCTTAGATACTGATAGAAACCGACGCGTTATCGAGCACATCGCGAACAATGTCCTCGATGCAAGAGTCCGCAATGCGACGGTCTACCGCATCGTCGAATTCGAGATGATCGGTAGGGTCATAGTCGTCTAACGCTTCTCTGATCCTGACATCGAGCATTTCGACAATTTTCGCTTCGAGTTCCTCACTGATGACGGCCAATATCGCGTCGGACAAATTGCCTAGCATTTGATCGGTGGTGTCCCGTGCCGTTTTTGCAAGGGTTAATTCACGATCTAGGCCATCTGAAATGTTTGTGAGTCGACGTATCTCAGCGGCGGCTTCAAAAATATCATCGGCAGTCGCGTTTAGTCCGGCTTCGACGTGATCATCCCCTAACCGTTGCAAATACTCAGACAACGGTGCCTTTTCTTTTGTCGTGGGTCCGATGTTATTTGTGGACGCGGACGGATCTTTTAACAATGAGTTTAGATTCTGCGCCGTGCCTGAGTCGATTTTGTGGTCTGTGTTCACTTTTCTTGCTCCAATGTTGCGCCATCGGTTTGTGGCGTGAGCACATTATAAGACTAATCGCATGCATAAAAAAAGCCCGCACATGGCGGGCTTATTCGGTCGCGTTGATCGGTTAGGTGTGCGCGTAGCCGTCACGCTCGATACCGATAGACATATGCGGAACATTGCACAATGCGCAATCGTCGAAGTGCAACAAAACGCAATCTTGAACCACCCACGAAATAAACCCCATGCCTGAGAACAACGGGTGATCAGTATGCGCTACATGTTGGCCATGAATCCGCAAAAGCGAAGTGCGCTGTTTGTCGGTATACGGCATCAAATGGTCGACGTGTTTGGGAAGTAGGTTTTCCATCAATCGAACCTCGCAATTTTGCACTGTCCGTTACTATCGCGCAGACCGACGATGCCATAAGGATAGACGAAGCATTCGACGTCACATCGGGACCGGTCTACGCTTGCAAGTGCTAAATACGGGTGCAAATCTTCATCATCGGCAAAGCTGCTCACATAGGTGCCATTTGCTTTCAACTCCCCGCCGAGCGGATACTGCGAAAAACCGCCATGCTGGTACAAATCATCCATGCCGTCCGCAATCGTTTGAAGATTACCGGATTCGGTTAAAGACAACGCGCGCTCGAAAAAATCGGGTATCAAACCGCTCGCTTCTTCGAGGTTTGCCTTGTCATAAAACGGGTACTGCTTTTGTGGGTCATGTTGCCAGCTTAATAGAAGCTTTGCGGGCCGAATCTGTATCACTGTTTCCATTTTCGTTATTCCTATTTTGCGCCGGTATGGCGTTTTGAAATTATCGGACTAATCGCATACAAAACGCAAGCTTTTTATGCGACCGCCAAGGTCGGTATGATGTTGGTGTCCACCACAAAACCGCCAGTGTCGTTTTTTGCCGGTCCTTTTGCCTTTAAACCGACGACTATCGGGCCTGACATGACGTTGTCCAAATCTGACAGATCCCCGTCGATCACTTTTCTACCTAAAAAAATGTTGGGCATTTTTCCCTTGAAAACGACGGCTATCGGATTGTCATGACATAAGGCCATCAGTACTTGCTTGCGATACTGGTGCCTTGCGCTATAGCTAAACATCAACCGATAGTTGTCGGGAGTGTTGCCCAATCGCTTCGCTAGCTTGGTGTAGTCGTAGAAAAATAGATCGGGGAATTGCTGCGGAATATCGTGATCTTCGAAAGGTATGTCGGAAATGGTATTTAGCCGCACAACGCCCTGCAGGTTTTTCTTTTCACACACGTTTTTTTGAAAGTTAGTTAGTTCGCGTCGTAGTTGTGACAAAAAACCCTCACGGTTTTTGTGCCAGTAGTCAGTTTTCTTTTGGCGAGCTATGTTGATGTGCGGATTGTATTGAGCGCGTCCGGATTCCTTCAAGCAGGCGTCCATGCATCCGGCTGCCTTGCTACCGGCGCAGATAATGCGGTCGGGCAGCATGCTCAGACTGGCCATGCGTACCGGCTTGCCAAAATAATTATTTGGTTTGTTCTGTGTCTTTTTTATTTTCGTGTTGCTGGCGGTCGTGTTTAATAGTTTCATGGTTCGCATCCGTTGGTGTTGGTGTATGCGAACTATCGCGTATGCGTCCATAGATGTCAACGCGCTTAGAGTCGTCGTCTTTTTTGATTTTGTCGACCATGCCATCGGTCGGCTGCGGGCCTTTATCAAACCAATCTAAAATTTTAAAAAGTAACCACGCCACGCCTGTACTCCTATGCGATTTGTCGCAGCCTAACAACATGCTTGCGCGCAGTGTCAAGACCTCGATACTAAATTCCCGCCTCTATATAGAACTTTTTCCAGAAAGAAAAAAAAAACAAAAAAATTTTTGCTGAAAAGTGCTATGTAGTTACGGCTTTTTTGCTTTGCCCCGTAACGCCTTAAATCATGCCGGTACGCCACCGGTACGGCTGCAGGCCCCGTGATATAAGGCTTGTACCGCCGTACCGCCTGTACCGCCATTTTTGAAATTGTTTTTTCAAAAAATATATTTTGCTGAAAAGTACTATATAGAAGCTCGATTTTTTGAACCAAGCGCCGCGAACCGCGTTACACGCCCTATTTCCCGTCCCCTGTCGCCTCGAATTCCATATCATGGCTCGCGCTACCAGAAAACAAACCTTGTCCTATTTTTTGGTGGAACAGCCATTTATCCACAACAATCCACCTTGGCGCATTGTAGTGATGGTAGCCTCTTGTTTGCTCAAAGTGTGCCTCGAACATGTCCTGCAAGTGCAAAGCGGAAATGTCGTGTGCTCTGCGTTGGAAAAAACAGGTGCGGAGCATCAATTCTATGACGACGTCTTCCCATCGGTTGGGATCACTGAGGTCGGTATCTTTTTGATGGCAGGCAGCATATTGCTGGCAGACGCTAGACAGCATGGCGCGGTCCATCATTCGCGTGTTGGCAGAAAAGCCGACGATGTTATCGACAGACACATCGCCTCGGATAATGTCTGGCACACACCCGCTGATGGTGGTGCCGACAAGGGCTTGGTTATCACGTAATAGTTTCATTCACTTTCTCCGTTGATAAGAAAGGGGCCGAAGCCCCCGTGAGTTTAGCTGGCTGGTTGCCAGTACCCGTAGACGCATCGCTGCTCGTCTCTGGAGCAATCGTAGGTGTCATGGATGACGCCATCGATCACTGCGACGAGATGCTTTGAAACTTTGCAGATTAATCGTCCGCTCGGTAACTCATCGGCGTTGAGATGCACTTGGCATCCGCTCCCGATTTGCATCGTTGGAGTCCAGACAAAGCCTAGCTCCTGCATGTAGTCCTTGAACCATTTCCGCTCGGTGTAAATACCGTTGCGGGCTGATCGGGACTGCTTGCCCGTGCGTTTCGATCTACGCTGCGAGGCGTTGCCCTCCGCCAATCGGTCGTAGACCTGTTGGTAGGGAAGCTGCGCCGCGATGGCGATGGCTCGGCAAACGCAGTCACCCGCATCGCCTTTGTAGCCAGCGCCCTTGCGGCCGCCGTCATCGTAGACGAACGCAGGGTTGGATATGGCTTGAGTCATATCACTTTCTCCAAGTTGTTAAAGATCTGGGATGCTCCGCGTGGAACATTGCCCCCGACGAGGTCCTTTCCTCAATCGGTATGCACATTATCGCATACACCACCCACCCTGTCTACCCCAGTTTTTAGACACAACTTAGACAAATGCAATTATTTTTCAATGAGGGGTTGACAAGATCGGCGCTATTCGATCCTCCACACGGTAATACTGTTTGTATCTTCGTTTTTTCGGCTGGTTGTTTTTTGATTTCTTCTTCTAGCTGCAAGCCTGAAAACGCTTTCCCGACTACTGATCGGATATCCTTTTTTGTTTTTGGCATCAATTTCAAAAACAACACAATCCCCTACCTCCCAATTAGCGACAACATCGTGCAGATCTTGATGTTTGCTTTTTGGCCCGCGCCTTTTCGTCGCAGGAATCGGTACGTTCTTTAATATTTTAATCATCTTTTTCCTTATCTAAATCTTTAACCAACTGATAGTCCTTGACGATCACGCCATATTTCTCATCGCCGCGCTCAAAAGAATCTATCCAGATAACTTTTTTTAAGCTGCCGTCAGGATTTTTATATTCGCGTCGATGTCCCCTGACACGGTGTAAAGCCGTGCCATAAGGCCGTTGTCGCGGCTTAGACGGTTGGACCTCTTCGACGAAGTCTTTTGGCAGTTTGATTTTCAATCGGTAGTAGTCGTTACGCGGGACAATGCGGGGAGTCGACGATTTTTGATTAGCAACGCCCATCACTTTCTCGCGGGCAACCCACGGATAGTTCAAAGTGTTGATTACCATAATCACAAAACGAAGCCACATGCCTTGGCATCGCATACTGGATACCTGTCCGTTAAACGTGCCTATCGTAAAATCATGGCCGTTCAAATCGATATGCTCACACCAGTACATGCGCTTTTCGATGATATCGACACCTCGGAACATCTGCCAAACAGGGCTGTCATGGTCCATGCCGTTTGTGTCCATCGGGCCGTCGTTCGGTCCAAAAAGACCAAATGCGACAGTGCCCACCTCCGACACACGCATGATCTCTTCGTCTTTGATATGAACCGCTGGCCGTGTGCCCCGCTGCAATTCCTTGTCTAGTGTATTCGCCCACCGCGATGTGACGCCCGGACGGTAAATATCAATGCCGTAACCGCTGTTTCCTGCCATGGTGTCGTAAAACTGAAAACTGAATCCGTCACCCATGACGCCTTTTTCTCGGTCATAGCGTTTGATCTCTTCGACCAAGCACCCAACCACACTTCCTTTGACGGTCGTGCGCTCCTCTGGTGTGAGAGGAGCGAAGGGAGCTTCGAACGCTGGATTGTCTGGGAACTCAACCCAGAACTTTGGGAAGGGCAGATTGAACTCTTTCAGGGCCTTGAGAATGATGTGCTCGTTACAGCGAGCATCGTCGACCAAGGCGCGGCTGTAGACCCACTCTGCCAGTTCATCGTCAACATCGAGACGTATGGCGGTACGAATCGCCTCTCGCTCTTCTGCTGCAATTTTTTTCATTGCATTGCGCTCGCTCTTATTTACAGCCGTGCTGCCCCACCCTGCGATACGGGTGCTGGGGCGTTCCAGATCGTGAACGATCTTCGGGTGAAGCATTCCGACTTCAAAAGGTTCGTCAGTAATTTTCATTTTTTTCTCTCATGCCTATTGCATAACTAAGATAACTCGCATATCATCGCATTTCAAGCTTTTTGGAGAAAGTGAATGAAGGACAAACGTTCTAAGCGAAATACAAAACAATTTCGCAAAAAGGTAGCTGAAAGGCAGGCGAAGGCCCGCCGCAGGCGTTTACCAAAAGACTCTGTCATCAAGTACAACCCCGTCACCGGAACTCAGGAATCGTCTGAGTACAAAAATCTCGAAAGGAATTTTTTCTTACACAACCCGACCGTGGCCGAGCTGCGGGACCGCACAAGTGTGCCTGACGAAAAACCCAACAAGCAATTCACAAACGAAAAACAACTGGAGCTTTTCTGATGCACAAAGACGCTAAAAAAATTGCACGTCGTATTGACGACGCGTTCGCCGCGCTCCGCGAGATGGGATTTTTTGCCAAGGCCAACCACACCTGTTGTCAGTCCTGCGGGCTGGCCGAGATCCCCGAAGACAAAGAGGACGCCTATGTCTTCTACCACATGCAGGACGCGGAAGGTCTGAAGCAAGACGGTGTGTGCTATCTGGCGTGGGGCGGATGTGGTCAAACCATTTGCACCGCGCTCCGCGAAGCGGGTTTAGAAGTCGATTGGAACGGCAGCGAGCACACCAGAATCAAAGTCACCGGCTTGGAGGCTAGCGCCAAGCAGTGGGACGTGACCATCGTCCAGACCAGTGTCGTGAAGAGCATATCTGCCAAGACAGAGCAGGAAGCGATCCGCAAAGCGCGGGACGATGCTAGTTGGTCAGACCACGTAGTCGATGTGCAGACAATAGCGTCGCCATCGTGAAAGGCGAACTCACAATAATCTTTGACGAAGAAGAAGCGCAGCGAGTCGTTACGCTGCTTCTTGGTCTTGATGAACGGCTGTCCGTTATGGAACAGCAAATAGAAACTTTGTTGGAGAAAGTGAATGGATCGGAATATGGACAAAAATCCAGAAACCGCAGAAGAAGCCCTGTATCAGGGGTTAGTGATGCAGATGCTCCCGAATCAGACAAAAACTGAGCGCGAAGAGCTAAACGACATAATCAACAATTTGAGTGCGATGTTGCCTGAGCACGTCGTAAACATGTGTAAATTCAATGCGCTTTGTAAATTTTTGGGTATAGGAGAAAAAAGTGAGTAACGAATATTTGTATGAAACACCCGTGCAAGCCATGCTGCGTGATCCCAAAGAAGTGGGCAAGATGAATTCCATCATGAAGACGCAGATCGATGCGTTAACGCAAGAACTTGGCAAGTCGTGGAAGCAATGCTGCCGAGTGTTAGCAAATGAGATCGGCATTGATTATGCAACGCTCAAAAATTTTGTTGAGGGCAAAGTGCAAAAGCCTAGCGAAAAAACGCTGCAGAGCATGCAGACGTATCTGGATGAGTTTGATGCGTCTGTGATTCGTGGCGAGTCAACACCAGACAACGCAAAAGACCGCAAGATATCAGAGTTGGAAGCGAAGATCCGGCAGTTGCAAGAAGAGATTGATTACAAAGACAAGAGCCGTGAAGAGTTACGGTTGAGTTATGTGAAAGTGCGCGAACAGCTCGACAGCGTGCAAGCCCAAGACCCTGAGTTTCACGAACAATATCAAGTTGTGCATCCAGAAAACAGTTACTGGATGACACACAGTGATATGTACATAGAGATCTATACCACTGGCACAGATTGGGAAGACTCCGCCGAGCGTAACCGTGTATGCACGATTCCGATACCGGACACCACCATGCTTTTACACCGGGGCCAAGTACCGCACATCCGTGGCGAAAAGGAGGACGGTAATTTCGATTGGATACCAGACCCCGACTACGTGAAGATCAGTGAAAATGATAAGGGTGAGGTTTGGGAGGCACCGGAGACGGTTTCATCGCAAGGTCACACGATACCTGCACGATCTGTGGTGGTTGAATCAAGGGAGCAGTTCGATGTTCGCCGCGACCAAGTCAGAGCGGAAAATTTTGCGTTGGTTACCGATGCTGCAAAAGCCATTGAAAAAATGTACCGTAAATGCGGAGGCATACCGGACACAGAGGTCTACGTCGGTTTGAGAGTAGACGTGACCAGCAACGTTTTTTAGGTATGATCAGGGCAAACCAGTTTGGGATGCGGCCTATCACTCCGCTCCAAGCGCGCGCCGTCCGCGTGCCCAAAAGACGGCACTATTTTGGCTAGGGTCTCCAGCCCTGAAACGCGCGTTCCCGTCCGCGTGCCAGAAGGCGGGCCGAATCGGGCAAGAGGGCTAAACACACTCTCTCCTTGCGCGTCCCCGTCCGCGTGCCCACAGGCGGGGCTTTTTGGAGAAGTATGAAAGATCGAGAAGTAATCAAAGGCTTGTTGTTTGGCGTAGCCATCGCAGTAGGCATTTGGTTGCTCGCATGGATTCTAGGATCGTAGAGGATAATCTATATGGCAGAAGTGACAGAAACTGAAGAAACAACCCTTTCCCTTAATCTGTCCGCCGAGGAGGGGCTGTTTTTACTCAGACTTTTGAAAAGTTCCAAAGACGATCCACGGATTCACGGCTTGATTGGCACCTGCTTCTGGTTTCATAGCCATAGCAAAAGCGAAGAGCAGTGCATCAAAGACACGTGGACCGCTGTCGAGCAAAAGCTGGAGGCACTCAAACTTGTCGGCTCGTGAGGTTAGCAAAACGTTCACCACAAAAATGATTGAAGAGTTGGCGAAGGTGGAAAAAATCAGCGACATTCAGAAAAAGTTGCTGGATACATCGTCGCTGCTCGTTGCATACCCCGATGCATCAGAGGACAAATCAAAAGAGTGGTTGACAACAATAAACTGCTGTCGCTTGGAACTACGCAGGCGGTTTTTGACTAAACGGAATCGAGTTCACGAGCCTCTCTAGACCGGTCCTCTTTCCATTCGTTGAAAATTTTACGCAGTTGTCCGCTGATCGTGCGGTCTTCTAACTGCGCAATCTCTTTGATCTGGCGATAAACTGGCATTGGCACCAGTATCGATTTCCATTTCGTTGTATCCATGCAAGAGATTATCTCACGAATCGCATATAAATGCAACTAGATTTCTTTGGTTTCGCCCCACGACGGCCCAAGATCTATATCGCATTTATTTGGCACGTGCAGGCGTATGGCGTCCTCCATAACCTGTTTGATCCGCTTGGCGTGGTCCGCGCTTGTGACACTGCAACCTAGTTCGTCGTGTACCTGCAGCAGGGGCCGCTCACCGGCCTCGTACAGATCGACCATGGCTTGTTTGGTCATGTCCGCTGCAGACGCCTGTATGAGCCTGTTCAGCGCCTTGTACGTATATGCACGCTTGAGCGGGGCAGTCTCACCGTAGGTTGCCTTAGCTTCTTTCAACGGCATGGCTTTCTGGATGTCGTAGCCCATCGGCTCGAACATATCAAAACGGCACTTACGACCTTTCAACGACCGCAATGACCCGTCGTCTTTCTGATCCACGGACCGCGATACGCCATTCATTAGCTCTTTGACGAAGGGCACGCGTGAGTGGTACTGCTGAGTCAGTTCTTTCGCGTCCTCAAACTCCAGATCTAGCTGGTCCGCGAGCTTACGCACCCCCATGCCGTACATCATGCCCAAGTTAATTGTTTTGGCTTGCTTTCGGCTGATGTTCGCCATGTCGGCAACCATAGTATGGAAATCCATGTTTGGGTTGTTTGTGTAGCCATCGACAAACTCCTTGGCACCACCCAGTGGCAGACCTTTCCAGCGACCGAATACGCTCGCGTAATGCGTCAAGATCCGTGGCTCCTGCTGCGAATAATCGATGGCCGCCCACAGTTCGCCCTCTTCTGGCAAAAACAAACTGCGGATCATTGGCCCAAGCTCTGGATCACGGGCCGGGATTTGTTGCAGGTTTGGGTTGGACATGGACAGGCGACCAGAAACGGTGCCTCCATCGTCGCTACGAAGCTGGTTGATGTGCCCGTGAATGCGGCAGTCAGGCCCGACAAACTTCATAATATTATTTATGAAAGTGCCTTGAATCTTATTCAGGTTACGTGCCACGACGATCATTTTTGCAAAGGGATGCGGGTTCTCGTTCAAAAAGGCTTTTGTAAACGACGGTGCGCCTTTGGCCGTCCGTGGATAGGCAACTTTTAGCTTATCAAATGCTCTGGCCAAAGAAGTTGCCGCCCAGATCTCCACTTCAAACCCTGCCTGCTTGTTAATTTTGCGGCAGGCTTCTTTCTCTCTTTTCAAAAGTTGTTGTCTGGTCCGCTCACACTTTTCTAGATCGACTCGTATACCGCGATGTGTCATGTCGATCAGGCAGGGCGTAAGCCGTGTTTCGAGATCGTAGATGGTCTCAAGGTCTTGCTTGTTGATCTCAACACGAAACAGCTTGTACAGATCGAAGGCCAGCCGTGCGTCTTGCTCTGCGTAAGGCCCCACAAACTGCGCTGGTAGCTTCCAAAGCTCACCCTTTGGGTCCACCCCAAAGTCCACGGCAGCCTGCGTCAGCAGCTTCTCTGACTTCGCTAGACCCAGATAATCGTAGGACAAGGCGTTGAGCGAGTAACTGAAACGATTTTCGTCTAGCAGCGCAGCCATCACCATGGTATCAATGATCGGGCCATTTACAGGCACGTCGAGTGCCTTGAGCCATCCAAGATCGTAGGGTGCGTTGTGCATAATTTTGGGACAACCTGTGGATAACTGCTTGCCCAGCCATCGCAGCACCTGACCTTTGTCGAGGTTTCCACCACCGAGATGGTTGATCGGGTAGTACGCTTCAAACCCATCGGTGGCGACGGCTATGCCTACGACGTCGCCGTCTTTGCGCGGCCAGCCCGGCCCCATTTGCTTGAGGTTCGGGTCACGCGTTTCGAGGTCAATCGCAATCTCTTTGGCGTCCGTGAGATCTTTCAGTTCAAAAGGTGCAGTCCACTCCGTTTCAGTAGTAAACAGCGGAAACTGCAGTCTAGTTTCCTTGTGCATTGTCTTTCCTCGGGTCATCACCCATCGCAAAGCGCGTGTACCAAATTGATTTTTTCAGATCTTCTTCCGCATCAAACTTTTTGCCAGCACGCCACTGATATTTGAAGCTAGCCAAACGACAGTACATCTGCACGGCCTCTGGTCCGAAAGCCGCGACCATAGCATCAATACATTCGATCTCTGAGTCGGCGTAGTGAGCCGGTGAGTTGACCATGTCGCTCATAAGGCGTAGCTCCTATAGAAATCTGTGGGTTCCAAGGTATACAAGTTCTGCCGTGTGCGCGTTACAGCCACGTAGAAAACTCGATGCATGGAATCAGGATCACTCTCCATGCTAGCCTCTGCGGCTGCAGTGATGTCAGTAAACAACACAACGTTGTCTGCCTCACCACCCTTGGCTCCGTGGATCGTGGACAATCGTATGCGCGGCTCTGCCGTCAGGTCCTCGCCCCGCCGGACCAAAGCATTAATGTACGCCACGTCGACGCTGGGTAGCTTATCCAAAGCTTCGTCCCACGACATCTCCGGTTTTGCGAGCAACCCGTTGTAGTCGCGCAGGTCCTCGAAGGTGAACAGAGCCTCTGGATCACCGATAATCTTCTTGTGACCGCGAGCAACCCGACCGCCATTGCCTGACATAAATGAGTACATGGCCTTGGCAGCATCAAAAGATATCGGCTCACCGTCTTGTAAACGCGACCACGCGGACAATGCGACACGTATCTTCTCGCGCACGCTCCGCACGCCACCACCGTATTCGAAGTAGTAGCCCTGACTTTTTAAAAATTGTTGCACAGGCGTCAAGAAGTAGTTCGCTTGGGCCAAAAACAACCAAGTGCCCTCAACCATGTCCAATTCAAAAAAGTCTGTCAGCCGCTCCAGTTTCCCTTCGGTCTGCTTTGGCAGATACTTTTTGGGGAACCGTCGCTTGATCCGTGAGCAGATGCGCTCTGCAATCTTGTGAATGTTCGACGGGACACGATAGCTTTGCTCCAGCACCTCGCTACCACCGTCGAGATTGATGAAATGCTCAACGTCTGCGCCAGACCACTTGTAGATAGCCTGATCATCGTCACCAGCGCAGTACATGCGCTCTGACCGCCCGTCAATCGCGTGCGCTATCTTCCATTGCAAAGGCGACAAGTCCTGTGCTTCGTCCAGCATCGCCAGCTTGAACGGTGGGCAAACGGTTGCCGCAGTATCCGCAAAAAGCTCTAGCATGTCCGTGTAGTCAAAGAGACCATGCTTTTTTTTGTAGGCTTTCAAAGAGTTAGCTGCATAATCGACCTCAATCCATGGCTGATCAAGGTCACTGTCGTTGTACTCATCCTTGAGTGAACGCATCTTCAAACGTGCCAGTGTGATCAAACGCAGCAACGGCGTCTCTTTTTTCAGGCTGTTGCTCAGATCTTCTTCGACCTCATGTCGCGACGAAACGCTGCCTTCCATGAAGTCGACGCCTGTCACCCGCTCGACCTCACGGTAGTGCTCTGCTGTCATCAACTGATCGTTGCGTAGCCCCGTCAAGTGAAACGCCAGACTGTGCAGGGTTCGGAAAAAAGGTAAGTCGTTCTTTGGATCGAGACCAAACCGTTTGGAGGCGCGCTCCTTGGCTTCGTTTGCCGCTTTGCGCGTGAACGCAAAAAAAGCGATGTGCCCCGGATACGTGCCTTTGCCCAGTTCTGCTTCCACAAGATTCAGTAGCGTTGTCGTTTTGCCCGTGCCCGGCGGGCCAAAGATTCTTTGCATAAATCTCTCTAAAAAGGAATGTCTTCTTCTGCTCCACCAAAACTTGGCGGCTCGATCCGACTCACGGCCTGCTCATGCGCAGGTATCTTCCATAACCGCACCACTTTACCTTGAATACGTAATTGTGTTGCCTCGCCGTTGATGTCCCGCAGGCGCTGCGCGATCTGGTGTGTCTTGTACACTTTGAAGTTAGCTTTGATAAGGTGCGCTTCCAGATCCTTGAGCCTAAAGTACGTTTCCTTCAAGTCTTCATCTGTCCACGGCCTCTTGAGCAAGATCTGCTCCTTTTCATCCGCCGCTTGATGCCCTGTACAAAACTCCTCAAGGTGATCCGCAAACTGCCCGTTGACGCTCACATCCTGACTGACCTCTATGACATGACCCTCAGTGTCACTCATTTCGTTGAGCAGAGCGTTAATACGCTGCTCCCATTGCGCTTTTTGCACGGTCCGGGGGAAAAAGTTCAACTGCTCAACACAAGCCTTCTGAAAAGCTGACTGAACCATCAGATCATCCGTGCCCAGTTCGAGCGGCTTACCTTGAACGTCCAAGAACCAAACCGGCGGTACGCTGTTGTATTTTCGCAGGTTGGCTATCTGCACGCCTGACGTTGCAGCATCGATACCAAACTTACGTGTTTTGCAAAGCTCGGAGTTGCAGTATGCGTTGATCGGGGCGTCACGGCACTTGTACGCGTAGTCTTTACGCTCCAGTTGCTTGGCCACCGTGTTGACTTCACCCAGCGGCAGCGGTGGGTGAATGTAATTCATGTTGTGCGTCAGGATCTCGGACTCCCACGTCTCGGGGTGAGACTTACGCAGGTAAACGCCTAAATTGAACAAACCGTTGTTTCGAGCGCCTTCACCGATACCCTCTTTGCACAGGATCTGCAAACAAGGTGGACCGTCTGGTATGGGCAAAGCTGCATCCTGCTCCACCACCAAAGCCAGCGCCTCTTCGTGCGTCTGCACGTTCTGGTCCACTAGCTCTAGAAACTCATCGAACGTGGCTGCCGTGCCATCAAGATTGAATCCGTACCGCAGACCGTTTTCGTGGTCAAAGTACGGCATGTTCAGGAAGTTACCCACGTCACCACGCTCTAGGTTCAAGCTGATCTGTTTGGGAAAGATCTCACTGCCGCCGTAACCAAGGCCCGCGCTCAACTGTGTCAGCACGTCCTGCATGTCTTTGGCAGGGATAAATTCATCTGTGAATAAAAATACGTGAGCACCGCCCGACTTTGATCGGCACACCACCAGCGGTAGCTTGGCTGCTTGGATCTTCTCGATCAGCGCCTTGTGATCGAAATTGTATTGATCGATGTCAATGCACCCCCAGCGGCATGCATTGTCCTCGTTGATTGGAATGATCCCTATGGATTGCTCACCTGCTAGGTGTCGCTCCCAGTGCTCTTTGGTCCGGGTTTCGCGCACCACCGTCGCTTTACCTTGGGTCTTGCCACTACTGGACTTCGACTCAATCGTGAACGTGCCGTGCGCCTGCTTCAGACCATCAAAAATCTGTGCGAATTTGCGAATATTCATTATCATCCTTGGTCCGTGCGTGGCGCTTTTCTACGGGGAGGGTAGGTAGGAGCGCCTAACGATGGCACGGTCACCGGATTCTGTTTACCAAGGAATATCGTCGCCGCTATCCTCTTGCGTCTGTTTTGGCTTTGACGGTGCGGCCCCTGCCTCCTCATGCTTCACCGTTACGTCCCCTGCGCTAATGGCAGTGTGGAACGCTTTCGCCGCTTGGTACGTGTTTGCGTCCTGAATCGGCCCCTCAAGATCGATCTTCCAACCGTGCCAAACGCCCTTGGAGTTTTCCTCTTTCGCCGTCGTCAGGTTGTAGACGTGTGAGAAACGCGGTGGCTGGAACGGCACACCGTTCGCCCCGACCATGCTGCGTGTTGCAATCATGGTGTTCCACTGACGCGACTTCTTCAGTTGCGTCGACTTCATAGAAATCAGCGCGTTGGATAACGTGCCGTCCTCTTCCATGATCAAGATGTAGTGCTGATGCGTCTCATCGATGTACTCGCCCTTGCCGCCCTCGACGTACTCACGGTTGTCGTCTGGATCACGACGAGTTTGTGGCCGGGTTTCATCCGGTGTGAAAATCTTAATCGGCGCTCCGGTGCCTGAACCTCGGGGTGCCCACAGCAAAAACCGCCGCTCATAGTGGCAAGGGATTACCTTTAACGGACCCTTGCTGCTATAAACTTGACGAGACACAGAGTTGACCATGTCACCAAGCTTGGCAGTCTCTGCCAGCTTTTCGTCCTGCTGGAGCAGTTCTGAAGATACAATCTTCAAGAACGGCAGTGCCAAGTCGTCTTGGCTCAACTCCATACCAACCCCTGCGTCTGCTTCAAACATCGCAGGCCCTGCGACAGCGACGTCGCTTTTTTTCTTTTCCGCTACTTTCTTTTCGTCCTTATCGGTCATTTATTTTGCCTTCGTTATCGTTGCTCGTTGTCCAACCCACACGCCAAACAAATCCATGTCTAGCTCCTTACCTTCCTCAATTCGACCTTTGACCCAAGCCTTGAGAGTGCCGGGATGGATGTCTTCCTTCCGCTCTGGCTCCCATTGCTTTTGAGTCAATTCGTCAACCAAGGCTTTTGCTTCGTTGTCCTTCTCCTTACCGAAGCGCACCGTGACGGTGTTTTTGATAATGTCGCCCTCTCCATGCGCACGCAGCCAATCGAAAGCTTTGCCTTCGTCGGCTTTTTTTATTCTTGCGCCATACGTTTCTTTGATGTCGACCTTGCTGCCGTCCGCTAGAGTGAAATTGGTCAGCCCAATTTCGGTCATCTGGCTGGGCAGATCTTCGTCAGTAAGCTTGAGCAATGTCTGCTTTGCTGCTTTTAGATCAGCTTCAAGATTTTCTACCCGTAGCTGCGCTGCTAAGATATCATTGGCTAGCTTTTGGACTCCGCCCAATCCTTCATTGGAGGGCAGGTTAAGGGGACTTTGGCTGTCTTCAGCCATGAGATCGGAGAGATCTGTACTCATAGTCTTCCTCGTGTTTCGTGTTTCAAGCGGCGTTAGCCACTTCCCAAAGCAAGAATAATCCCATAATATCGCAGATGTCAAACGAATTTAGGCATCGCATGCAATTTAATTTCAAAACTGAGCCTTACGAACACCAGCGCAAAGTCTTCGATGCGAGTTGGGACAGCAAATCGTGGGCCTTGTTCCTTGAAATGGGGACAGGCAAAACCAAAGTCACTATCGACACCATGGCCAAGCTTTATTGCGAGGGTGAGATAAACGCCGCCGTGGTCATCGCACCGAAAGGCGTTTACGGCAACTGGGTGGCAAAAGAAATACCCCAGCATATGCCGGACGATGTGCCGTGCAGCGTTGTCCTCTGGCAACCAAACCTGACCCAGAAGTTCAAAGCAGAGCTGATGGCCCTGACGAACGATCAAGAGCACCTCAAGATATTGGTGATGAACGTAGAAGCTTTCTCCACCAAGAAAGGACCGGACGTCGCAGCGTGGTTTGTAAAGCGCAATCCAAACTGCATGATCGTCGTGGACGAGTCCACCTCGATAAAAAATCGCACTGCGAAGCGCACCAAAAGCATTGTAAAGGTGGGCAAAGCGGCAAAGTATCGGCGCATCTTGACCGGCAGCCCGATTACCAAGAACCCGATGGACCTGTATGCACAGTGTGCGTTTCTGGGCACAGACATTTTGGGTTTCGAGTCGTTCTACGCGTTTCAAGGACGGTACGCGGTGATGAACACTCGCAAGTTTGGTAATCGCAGCTTTCAAGAGATCACCGGTTACAGGAACCTCGATGAACTCAACACCAAGCTGCAGACTTTCAGCAGCCGCATTTTGAAAGAGGACTGCCTCGACCTGCCGGAAAAGATTTACATGCAGCGTCAGGTGCCGCTTACAAAACAGCAAGAATCTGCCTATAAACAAATGAAAGAGATGGCACTAGCCATGCTGGAAAAGGGCGAGCTAGCGACGACACAAAGTGTGCTTACGCAGATCATGCGCCTGCAGGAGATCTGTTGTGGGCATCTGAAAACAGACGACGGTAAGGTACAGGACATACCCAACAATCGTATGGGCGAACTGCTAGAGGTCATCAGCGAGATGAGCGGCAAGGTCATCATTTGGGCAAGCTGGGTCTTCGATATCGGCAAAATCAAAGACGAACTAGCAAAGATCTACGGGCCGCGATCAGTCTGCACGTTCTACGGTGACACCCCGGTGCAAGAGCGCGACCAGATGGTGGCAGACTTCCAAGATCCAGATAGCGAGCTACGCTTCTTTGTCGCCAACCCACGCACTGGGGGCTACGGCTTGACACTGACCGCAGCGACCAACATGGTTTATTACAGCAACCAGTACGATCTGGAGATACGCCTGCAATCGGAGGACAGAGCGCACCGTATTGGTCAGACCAAGCACGTTTTGTACGTAGATCTTGTAAGCCCAAACACGGTAGACGAAAAAATCATTGCCGCTTTGCGTAACAAGATTGATCTGGCCCAGCAAGTGCTGGGCGAAGAGGCTAAAAAGTGGCTGGTTTAGTTTCTGCCGAAAGGTGATCCCGCAAAACGCGAAGCCTGCCTGAAGCGGTACGGCTGCGGTCTTGGCGCTTGATACCTTTGAGGCGCAAAAAAAGTTGGTTGGGGTGGTCTGTAACTTTGTTGCGGGGCTGCAAACTGCGGATAGTAATTCGAAGGCGCTTGCGAAAATGCGCCAGAATTATATGCTGGCTGTCCCATACCCCCTTGCATCATTTGTTGAAACATCTGCATCATTAAACGCATCATCCCGGTCATGTCTTGCTGAGTAAATTGCGGCTGTTGTTGAGCCATAGGCTGCTGTAAAGATTCAACTGACGGTCGTTGGATCGGCTGAAATTCTTGCACAGGAGCCGGTTGCGGCTGTGGCCTTTGGGTCTCTTGTTGAACCTCAATTTGCGCGGGTGGACTGATAGACCCGCCGGGTCGCTGGATGCCTGCGATGCTTCCGCCGTCGAGCGATCTCGGCCTAGAAGGTTCGCCGCCAAATTTAGAAGGATCTGCTGTGTATTGTTTCGCTATCTCCAGAGCTTCTGGGTTTTGTGCGTACATTTCGTCCATAGCTCTGATATAACCGCTCATACTGCTTGACCCTCGACGCATTTGGCCAGTCACTGGGTCAGGGCCAAAAAGCGCCACGTCCATGGTCATCGCACCAGTTGGCTTTTCAGGTACTTGGAAGCCACGTTCTGCAAGCACCTCCTCCAAAGACTTAGGTGCTCGGCTAGGGGCACTTATTTGACCAAATTGTGGTACTGAACCCGGACGTCTGGTGGCCATCAAAGATCCAATCCCTCGTTGCATCAACATAAGATCAACCCGGCGACTGCGGCAGCGAAGCTATGCCTTGCTGCTGTATCAATCCAGACAAAGGATCGTTAGGGAACAGGGCCGCAAACTGCTGACGCTGTTGCGGGTTCGGTGCGCCTTGAGGTGGCGGTGCGGCCATTTGTTGAGGCATGGGCTGCTGCATCGGTGGAGGCAAGGGAGCTTGCATGGCAACTGGTTCTTCAGAAGGCACGGGATCGAGACTAGGTTGCTCTGTTAGGGCTGCCTCCGCGCCTCGCACGGTGACAGAACCAAGATAAGTCGGTGAAGCAAGCAAGTTTTTGGCTATACGGACAAAAATTCGGTTTTGCTCCTGCGGAGTAGCACCCGCTCGCATCAAGTCTCGCAAGGTCTCAGCACCCTTTTTGCCGGGCCGCGAGGCGTCGATCAAAATGTCTTTCGCAATGATGTTAGGCAAGTTGATAAACTGGTGTCGTAAAGCTTGAGCACCCGCGCCTGTCGTCTGAATGGTTGGACTCATCCCAATCATTCTGGTGACTTCTGCAATGCCTTGCGCGCCTGCAAAACGAGCTATGAAATCTTTCACTGCTTGGTTTTCTTGGGCTTGCAAAAAATCGTCTGCTCCCGTTGCCAACGCGTCTTCGAGCTTCTTGCCTCGCTCCAAGAACACCTTGAGTTCTGACGCCTGCTCAGTTGGGACCCCACCGTTTTGCTCCAGTATTTTCATCAGACTGGGGCCTTGGTTTGGAAATTTATCCAACCCAACATCAAGTCTCTTGTTTGTCGTGTCAAAAAGGATGTCAGACATCGTATTGAAATCGATCACTTTTTGACCATTGACAGTTTTCAAAGACCTTTTCAGTGCAGCGCCGACCACCGTTGAGAACAAAGCCTCTTTAAAATCTTCTTTTTGTGCATCGTTCACTTGGGCGGTGTTGATGCGTCGTGCCAGAGATTTAAGATCCACGTCCGGGGTATCGCTTTCTAAAACTCGTTGAATGACCGTTTCGGCGTTACTAGCCCCTAAAAATTTGCTGAGATTGACTTCTTTGGCGTGAGTTTTTGCGCGTTCGCTGCTTTGCGCCAGCGCAGACTCCAAGGCAATTTTTGCCGTCGCGGCGTTCTGCAGATCTGCAATCAATTCACCGTCTGGGTCCAAAGCCCTGATGACCTCACTTCGTTGATCTAAGAACCGTTGAACATCTTGGTCACTGAGAGTTAGAGCGGTCAACGGCGTTGACTCAGGCTGCAGAGGGTTTTGCACTGTTACAGGTTTTGCCTTTTGCAGCAATTCTGTGCGGAGAAAAGCATCGATGGCACCACTTGCCGTGGCCCGCTTTGCATCCCCTAGATCGATTGGTGCTCCGTCTAACCCGCGAAAGTTAAATGCGGCAAGAGTTTCTTCGACGTTTTGTATCGGTCTCGTGCTGAACAACTTTTTCAGAGCTTCTTCGGGCGCGATCAAGTCTGCACCAACCGGCTTTTCTCGCCCAAGTTGACCGATAAAAGTTCGTCGGAAAACATCTTGATGCGCTCGTGCGTACCTTTCCGCTAAATCCAACGCCTTGAGATTGTCTGAAACAATCCCGTCTAAGGTGCCGTCTTCGATTCTTTGTTGGATTGCGTTGGTCGCGCCTCTGTTAAGAATAGTGAGTTGAGGGATCGTTGGACCGTCCTTGATGCCACGATCCGCGTCCCGCAGCATATCTCTGACCTTGCTACGGAAAGCCAACAGCTCACCGATTGGCTTGAGTTCTGGCTCATCGGCGACAAATTCGCCAAGGTTGATCGTCCCAATCTCTGCGTCCAGGTCTGCAAGATTACGTCGAATCGATTCGACCTCTTTCGCTTGTCGAGCCAGTTTGAGGATATTTGCCCGCACCGACTGAGATAATTCACTGCCCTCTGCGTCGGGGTCATCGATTTTTCTTGAAAAGCCATCGATTACACGATCAAGCCTTGTTTCGTAGCCACGTTTTCTCGGCCCCGGTAGTGTGTCCACCAAAAGATCAAAACGATTGAAAGCTTCCGGATTGTTTTCGGCAGTGCGTTGAAAGGTGGCTCCGACCGTATTCAAACGGCTGTTCAACGTTTTTTTACGAGAACTTGCCTCATTTAGAATGCCTTGCAGTCCGGTATCGGTGCGCAAACCATAGTTGCGTAGATCGGCGATCAGGTCGCCTTTCAACTCTCCTGCTTCGGTCAGCAAATTTTCAACACGTAACTGTCGGTAGGAATCAAGAATCGGGGCGGTGCTGACAGTGACCGTTTTGTCTACGGCGTCGTAAAGCTTCCTTCGTATTTCCTTGCTTTCTTCGATAGCCTGATCAGCGGCATCGCGTAAAAGGACGCCCTGCTCAGTTCGTATTTTATCGACTGTGTCGGTGTCGCTTCGCACCAGTTTGAGTTTATCTGCCGCCTCTGCCGCAGCAGTGAGCTTGTCGTCAAGTAACTGCGTGATACCTGTTTCAAGGGCTTCTTGTTCGAGTCGCCCTGCTTCTTGCAAAAGCTCATCACCACCCGCAATCCGCATCGTGTCAATCAATTGACGTAAATGCTCTCTGGATTTGATGCCAAATTCCTTCTGCTCTGCCGTCAAAGCTTGGTTGCCGCGTCGTGTCGAAGCCTCCATGAGCAGAATAAAAGGATCGTTCGTTATCTGTCCCGGCGAAAGCAATGCAGCGAATTGCGGGTCGTCAGCGATTAACCTATCTAGTTCGTCGGCGAAAGCCAGAGCGGTGTTTTCGCGCACAGGCCTGCCTGCAGCTTCATCCGCTCGCCGTTGGGCCGTTTCATACCCACGCACAATAATTTCGGCAGCTTTTTGCCTGCGTGCTCGATCACCCTTATCTCGGAACCCAAAAAGGTTTTTTGCGGATTCTTTGAATCCCTTTTCTCGAACGTCCTCTCCAACTCGACCCGTGGTTGCGGCCACCGCATCTGCTGCAATCAAGGTAGGTGATGGAACAAAACTGGCTGCGATACCCGCGATTGTTCGAGTCGTGTCGTCGCCCGGATAAAACGCCTCTGAAAAACCTTCCGCAGCGGCAGGGATGGCGGTTGCGGCCAGTTCTTTTAAACCGAAATTTGCAAAATTTTTGGCTTCTTGTACTGCTTTTTGGCCTTTCGTACCGCTGGCTAGTTGTTTTCCTCGTGCTTCTTCACCCACACGAGCAACCACTCTTTCCAAAAACTCTCGCCTGCGAATGTTGCGAGGCACTCCTCCTTCCTCCACAAAAATTTCGCCAGCTTTGTCCAGTATTTTGTTTTTTTCCTCGTTATGTTGTTTGAGTAATTTCTTTGATCCAAAATCAACTGCTTCTGGTATGGCACGTAGGGATAGCTGTGTCGTCGGCGCAAAGGACGCGACGCTTCCGAGGACCTCCCCAGCAACCCCAAACGCCCTTTCGCTTGGCAACAGTTGCCTCTCATCAAACACTGCCTCTTCTAATGCTTCGCCAGCGCCAGTGAGGCCGGTCGCAATCGCTGCAAGCAAACCACCACCAAGCAGCAGGGGCGCAGATGCAACGCCTGCCGCTCCGAGACCCGCGACAGTTGCTGCTCCGGCCAGTCCAGAGGGCAACCCTTCCACAGCACCTCTGCCAATGCTGCCAAAAAAAGTGCCTACTGGATCTGCTCGCAAGTCATCTGCGCTTCGTCCGATGAGTTTGGACACTACCTGCTCTGTCGTGAAGCCCGCTTCTCTCGCGCCTTCGAAATCAAAATCGGCTTTTTGACTGAGCTTTCGGGCGATGACGTCCAGTGCATCGCGGGAGTTATATCCTTTGTCAGAAAGAGCAACGAACGCGCCATCTAGATCAAAATCAATCGGCTTGAAAGCGTTGGCCCGCGCGGCGCGAAGGCTTTGGCGCTCTTCTTCAGATACATCCGCGACACCTTGTGCAAGGGTCGTGGGCAAGTAAGTGAGTGGTATGGCCATTTACTTGAAAAACTTATCTAATTCATCGAAGACTTGTTGGGACGGTTTGAGCTTTGCTTCGTAGGCTTTGATAATATTTTCGTATTCCGCTTGAATAGAATTCATCTGTGCTAAGTCGGTTTGCACCTTCGTTATTTCTTTCCGGGTCAGGTTGGCGTTATCGAGCAAGTCCTCTTGGTTTTGAATCCCCAAAGCCATGGTGTTTCTCGCCAATTTGAAGTAATCCAAAGCCTCTTCGTCTTGTAAAACCAATGAATCCGCCGGGACCTGCAAGTTTTTCAACATACGTTGAAGTTCAACGTTGTCTTTGCCCGGGATAGCTGCCATTAACGTCGTTGTGGCGACAGTGCCTAGCGTTTCAACAGCTTTTTTGGCTTGCCGTTCGTCAGCACCTATGCCGACTTCGGTGTCAAATAGCACATTGGCGACAGTGTTTGCGATGTTGCCGAAGCCGACTTTGATAGCTTCGCGCGTGCCTGTCGCTTTTGTGATGTCTTCGATATCGCGACTGATGATTGGCTCATAAGTGCGAGGTATTTGTTCGGGATCTTGTGTAGGTGTCTCTATTGGGAATCTATAGCCGGTCACGGGATCGAGTAAACCCTGACCAGCCCCTATATCGACCTCTCCGCCTAACGCGAAACCGGGTAGAGAGGGGATGGCAAACCCTGCTTCTTTTCTTTTGATCAAGGCCGCGCGCAACGTTGGAGTCAATTTACGAGCAGGCACCGGGTTACCTCGGTTATCTAAGGTCGTAGTTCCGAAAATATTCGTCAACGCCAGATCAAAACCGGGCACGTCCATACCGCGCTCATACATTTTAATAAGTTGATTATCACCTAATAGCTGGAACTGTTGTTGCTGGGTTCCAAACTCTCTTGGTGCGCCCGCCGCCATCAAAGCATTGCGCAAAGCGTCTGACTTTCTGAGGTTCAAGGTTTCCTGACGCAGGGCCTGATCTGCTAGAGCGATGTAGTTTTGTACATCTTGATCAGCGCGCGTAAATGATCTCAGATCTATGCCCTGTCTTGCCGCTGTCGCTCGCAGTTCTCGTATTTCTTGTTCGACATCACGTATTTCTCTGGCCTCCGACGCCCTGCCGAAAGCACCGCCTGAGACTTGGAACAGCCAGCTATCACTGGTACTGGGTGATAAACCTTTTTGCAAAGCAAATTTTTCTTCTTCAAGCTCGAACAACTTCTCGCGATAATCAAGCTCGTTATCCTGCATTTCTAATTTCAGGTCTCGGTCGAGCGAGTTTTCACCGCTGATAAAATCTTGCCGCTTGTCCTGCATATAGTCACTGAACTCAAGCCTCTGAGTCTGCAGACCAGCGTCTATTTCGCCCTGCAATTTGCGGTTTGATAAATCTTTATCTTTCAGCCGTGCTATTTGATCAGCCTGAAGAGCGAGATTGTTATTGAAATTTATGCCGATTTGTTCGACTTCATAGCCTTGAATTATTTCTCGAAGCTCTTTGCTGCGTGTGAAATTTTTGGCCGCCAGTTCTTCTTCGAGTTCAGCGTTCAAGCGAGCCAATTCTTGCGTGTTTTTCGCGGCCCTTTCTTGTTGCTCTTCAAGGAACTGGCGATTTTGAGCTTTATCGAAAAGATCAACACCCAATTGTGAGGCTAATCTGCTGGACTGCGCTTTTATTCCAGCAGCCGTAATTTTGCCTTGCTGCTGCAATCCTCTGCCTCGCACAAAATCTTCAAAAAGGGTTTGTCTGGCAGCGGATTTTTCCGCCTCTCGCAGGCCAATATCTCTTTCTTCAGCCGCTATGCCTTGCTGCACGGCAGCCAATCTTAACGCTTGTTCTCCCCTACGCTCGCGGGCCAATCGCTCAGCCGCGCTTTCCGCATACTGCTGCCCGACCGAGCCTAGTTGAGCCAAAAATCCTCGCCCGGCCATGTTTTCACCCGTTCGTGGGTCGCGACCACTTGCGAAGGCGAAGCCTGCACGCGCTAGATCTAGTGCTGCCTCTCGATCAGAGGCAGCTTTAGCACCCTCCAAATCGTAAGCCTCCTCCATCAAAGCGCGGAACCTAGCGGCCTCTTGTTCTGCAGACACGGGGTCACGTTGCCTGAGAGCGTCACTGCGCAAAGCCGCTGCGATGTCGGGATCTTGATCAGCAAGAAACGGGATAGACGCTAAACCGCCTGTGGCGCTTTCCGCGTCTTTCATCATTTCACTTTTTGCCATCACCGTGCCAAACAAGGGGTCAAAGACTGGGTCAGTGTTCGGGAAACGTGTCCCTAAGGGGCTAGTACCGGTTTGGAACTTTTTTACGGCACCGCCTTGGTTGAATTGTTGCACCGGCTGGTCCATGGGTTCGGGTTGTCCTTGCGCCATCAAAGCTCCAACGCCTTGACCCATGTCGTCTTCCATCTCTGTGTCGCCGATAACTTGGGCTATCAAACCCCCTACGCCACTGTCGATGGCACCTTCTTCGGTCATCATAATCGTGGGCTGAACCATGGTGAGAACGGACTCTGGAGTCTGACGCGCGTCTGCCTCGCCGACAAAGGTGGCAAGTTCCGCGACACGTGCTTCAAGCGGACGATCATTGCCACGAATTGAGTTGATCAACTCTTCCGTATTAGCGGCCATGTCAATGCCGTCCATGGTTTCGGCTAGATAATCCAGACCGATTGCCTCGCCCTGCTCACGGGCCGCCAAAACGTCTTGTGCCAGAGGATCAAGCGGCTCTTGAGGCATCATCGCCATATCGCCTGCAGGCATCATGGCACCGATACCACCGCCTTCTTGCTTTTCTATGACGCCTCGTCCAATCAAGATGTCCTTCTGAGTGACTTTGCCGTCACCGCTAAGATCAGGAAATTTGCTTGCACCACCACCTGCGGCACGGAACATGGGTCTATCCATTACGTTCATTAAAAAGCCCTCGCCAGACCTGCGGCACCTAATGCCAAGCCACCTGCGGTTTGCGCCAAACTAGGAGATGGCGCTTGTTGTTGGAACACGGCGCTCTGTGACGACGGCAAAGCCTTTGTCATATCGCCCAAGAAGCCTAGCTGCGCTAGCGGTTGGTTGTAGGCTGCCTGTTCTGCTGCAAACTGAGCGTTTAGGACGTTTTGAGCTTGTTGTTGACCCATGCCACCAAACTGTAGCAACTGTTGTACGTCTGCAGCCCTTTGCTGTTGAGCCTGTTGTCCTAGAGCCGCCTGCTGGCCACCGAGGCTGCCTAACTGCCCGGCTAACTGGCCGCCTTGTAGTGCGAGACCAGCGATTCCTTGACCCATGGCCCCGCGCTGTTGCGCAAGGGCCGCGAGTTGGTCGACGTCTCTCTGAGCTAACTGACCAAATTGCAGGCCCAACTGACCACCTTGCTGCGCAATATTTGCACGCTGACCGGCCATTTGAGCCAGAGCCTGCTGGCCCTGCAGCCCGAGAGCGCCCCCAGCTTGTGCGCCCCGTTGAGCAAGTTCTGCTGCCGACAATCCTAGACGACCTTGCTGTTGTGCCGTCTGAGCAGCTTGTTGCGCCAGTTGTGATTGTAGCTGTTCTGTAGAGATGCCCAGTGCTGCAGCTTGTTGTGCAAGTTGCGCTTGGCTCATCTGGCCCTGCAGCCCTAACTGGCCTCCAACTTGCGCGCCACGTTGAGCAAGCTGTTCTGCACTCAGGCCCAATTGGCCCACCTGTCCAGCAGCGCGCTGTTGTCGGGCTTTCGCTGCCTCGAAAGCCGCTTGAGCTTGCTGCGCCGCTTGTTGGAACCCTTGTGATCGTAGTTGTGCCCCGGTTCGTGCTTGTTGTTCCAAGACGTTTCGGCCTATTTCAGCCTCTTGGATAGCGCCTCTCGATCCGCCGAAAGCACCTGCTGCCGCTTGCTGCGCGCGTGCTTGATTCAATTGTTTTTCGCCGAGTCGAGCTATCTCAGCCTGCTCCGCTTCGATAACCTCTCGGGTGAACGGGTCCATAAACGCTGCAATCCCGCTCGGGTCGAACTGGGCATCACTGCCTCGGAGTTGCCCTATCGCTTGTTGCGTGATGCCACGTGCTCGCCCGGTTGCTTCACCCAAACCTGCTTGTGCGCCACCTATTTGACCAGCTATGCCTCTTTGGGCTTGACCGATGCTGCGCATGCCTTGGCCTGCGATTTGACCTGCCTGTAAGCCAGATAGACCTGCCTCTCTTTGTGCTCGCCGCGTTGCTGGCATCGCCTGCTGCGCTGCCTGACGCCCGAGTTGCCCGGCCCGTCCTAATCCTTGCTGCGCTGCAAATATCTGACTACCAACCCCGGCACCTGCTCGTGCTATGTCTGTGGCTGCACCAGAGAGTCCCCGCAGCGCCTGATCTCTGATCTGGAAGGGTGCTTGACGTTGGGCCAAAGCAAGCTGTCGGGCTTGCTCTAATCCTGAGATACCTGCTTGTTGTTGCGCCAAAGACTCTTGCAGCAAAGGAGCAGAGCCTTGCGCGATCATTTGTTGTGCAGCTTGGTTGGCGCTCAAAGCACCGCCGAGATAATCTTCGTATCCGCCGATACCTGACCGAATGATATCGCCTGCGGCAAGTTGTTCTGCGGTGAAGCCCGCGACGCCCTGCGCTGGCGGTTGAATGCCTGCGGCTTGTAGGTCCCGTATGTATTTTTGTGCGTCTTGGAAAAGCCCTAGCTTGTACGCTTCAATCTCTGGCGCTTCGCGTACAATTTGTTCGGTTATGGTTGTCTCTGCCATCAGACTCTAGCCTCAAATTGACGCATCATTTTGTACATATTTCGCATGCCGTCTTCTCGACTACCGCGACCGGCCCCTCGAACCGCCTTCGCAGTGAACACAAACTCGCCGTCAGATAGCATGGCTGGTATGTCATCCGACGTTTCGGTGCCGGGACCTTCGATAGGACCGTTCATGCGTGGGAAATTCATTATTTCACCACCTTCTTCAAAGCCGAAAGGTGGGGTGCTGATCGGCGTGGGCTGAAAAGCCGGTGCCCCAAGATCCGCGCCTGCTGCTCTAGTGATCGTAAATCGTGGCGGGATGTAAGTTCGGTCTTCGTCGAATATTCTATAGGCTTCAGGATTTTCTCGTATCAAATCCAAACCTGTGCGTCGGTCGCTTATATCGACGGGGTCCATCTCTTGCTGCCCCAAGGCACTCAAGCCCAGAACCGCCGCAGCGCCGGGTCC